AATATCCCCTAAGACCCGCTCGGAGCAATCCCGGCGGGTTTTTTCGTTTTCGCCGCGGCAGACCCACGACCATATACGGCTCATTGCCAATCTAGGTCTGACCGCGGCACCCTTGTCTCCTTGGTTGAGCAATCAGCCCTTCGCCCGCCAGCCTCACGGTTGAGCGGGCTTTTTCTCTTTGTGTCGGACACGGCGTAAGCCACCCGTATAGGACTTCCATGACTGAATTCGCAACCGGCAGCCTTGTGCGCCTGAAATCCGGTGGCCCAACCATGACGGCAGACGTGACACGCGGAGACGACGTGGTGGTCGCCAAGTACTGGGATGAGGCGCGGAGTGAGTTCGTTCGTGAGACGTTCATGCCTGAGATGCTGGAGATGGTGTCGTCTAAAACAGACACCGATAGAGGTGTGTGATGGCTAAGGGTGTGAAGACGGGCGGCAGGCAGCCTGGTAGCCCCAACAAGGCCACGAAAGAGTTCCGGGCTACGGTGACCAAGCTCTTGGAAGATAACGCTGAGAACGTCGCTACGTGGCTCGCCCAAGTGGCTGAGGGACATGGGGATGTGAAGGCGGCTCCTGAGAAGGCGCTGGACCTGCTGGCGAAGCTGGCTGAGTTCGCTGCTCCCAAGCTATCGCGTGCTGAGCACACAGGTGCAGACGGCGGCGCAATCGATACAAGCCTCACGGTGACGTTCGTTGGTGCCAAGTGAACTTGCTCACCGTTGTTGTGCTTGTGGGGTGGACTGTGGCATCCATCGCTCTTGACCGCACGCTATGTGTCATCGCAGGCATTGCTTCGATAGTCGGGCTCATCCTGTGGGCGGCGTGTTGAATGAACGTCGATTTCCCGGAGAAGCTACAGCCCATCTTCCAGCCCAACCGCACGAAGGTGGCGCACGGTGGGCGTGGGTCCGCCAAGTCGTGGGGATTCGCCCGCGCTTTGCTCATTCAGGCCGCTCAAACCCCGTTGCGGGTGCTGTGTGCTCGGGAAGTGCAGAAGTCGATCAAGGATTCGGTTCACCGCCTGCTGAGTGACCAGATTCAGGCCATGGGCTTGGGTGGCATCTACGAGGTGCTGGATACAGAGATTCGCGGCAAGAACGGTTCGCTGTTCCTGTTTGCAGGCTTGGCTACCCACACGGTGGAGTCGATCAAGTCGTTTGAGGGTGTAGACCGCTGCTGGATCGAAGAGGCCCAGACGGTCACCAAGCGCTCTTGGGACGTGCTGACGCCGACCATTCGCAAGGATGGCTCAGAGATTTGGGTGACGCTGAACCCTGACATGGAAACCGACGAGACGTACCAACGCTTCGTTGCCAATGCTCCAGAGGGTTCGTTTGTCGTTCAGATGAACTGGCGCGACAACCCTTGGTTTCCTGCTGTGCTCGAACAAGAGCGGCAAGAGACGATGCGGCGCGACCCTGACAACTACCAGAACATCTGGGAGGGCGTACCTCGCCGGGTGTCTGAAGGCGCGATCTATCGCTATGAGATTGAGCGGCTGTACGAGGAGAACAGGGTTCGCCCGGTCCCGTATGACCCACTGCTCAAGGTTCACACGGTCTGGGACTTGGGTTGGAACGACGCCATGACCATCGGGTTTTGGCAGCGTTCAGGTGCTGAAGTGCGGTGTATCGACTACATCGAGGACTCGCACCACACGCTGGACTGGTACGTGGCGCAGATCGAAAAGCGCCCATATCGCTGGGGAACTGACTTCATCCCCCATGACGGCAGGGCGAGGAACACGCAGACCGGAAAGAGCACGGAAGAGGCGCTTAACGCCATGGGCCGCAGGGTCACGGTGCTACCTGCTGAGAACATCGAAGAGGGCATCAAGTCCGCTCGCATGATGTTCCCGCGGGTGTACTTCGACAAGGACAAGACGGGCCGGCTGCTGGAATGCTTGAAGCGCTATCGGCGGTCGATCAACGAGAAGACGAGAGAGCCTGGCGCTCCGCTGCATGACGAGTTCAGCCACGGAGCGGACTGCTTCAGGTATGCCGGCATGGCTGTCGAGCAGATGGCTAATGACGAGTACGGCGGCAAGCTGAACTATCCATTCCTAGGCAACAGATAAACAAATTCAAAGGCATCGCTGAGAAGCGACCCGAACATGACCAAACCGAAACCCCTATCTGATGACGAGCTGAAGGCGCTGGCAACCCGCGAACTTCAGGCCGCCGTGGGCTATTTCGGTGGGAAGCTGGCCGACCAACGTCGCAAGGCTGAGATTTACTACTTGGGTGAGGCTAAGGGCGACCTGGCTCCTCCCGAAGTGGATGGCCGCTCGTCTGTCGTCTCCACTGATGTGCGCAACACGATTGAATCGATGCTGCCGCAGCTCATGGCGAAGTTCGTCGGCGGTGATCAAGTGGTGGAATTCGAGCCAGCCACGCAGGACGACGAGCAGAAGGCGCAGCAGTGCACCGATTACCTGAACTACCTGTTCACCAAGAAGAACAACGGGCACAAGGTCTGCTATTCGTGGTTCAAGGATGCGCTGCTTCAGAAGAACGGCATTATCAAAGTCTGGTGGGATACCCGCACTGAGGAAAAGCGCGAGGAGTACAAGGGTCTGACCCTGCCGGAACTGACCGAGATTCTTGAAGACGACGAGGTAGAGCCGATTGAGCAATCGAGCTACCCGGACGAGGAAGACGCCAAGCATCGGCAAGAGGCTGTCGAGCACATCCAGCAGCAGATGCAGCAGGCCATGCAAGCCGCGCAGCAGGGCGATCCGAAGGCGCAACAGGCTGTCATGCAGATGCAGCAGCAGTTGGCTCAGATCGAGGCGCAACCGCCTGCCATGCTGTACGACGTGTCGTTCAAGCGCTCCAAGAAGGGCGGCAAGCTGGCGATTGAGAACGTCCCGCCAGAGGAATTCCTGATCAGCCGTGAAGCCAAGAGCATTGCTACGGCTCGGATGACGGGCCACCGGATGCCCCGCACCATCTCCGAACTGCGCTCGATGGGCTATCCCGATGCCAAGATCGACATGCTGGAATCGGACGATGCCGCTGCGTCTCTGAATGCTGAGCGTATCGAGCGTCTGGGCTTTGATGACGAGTTCGCATCGCTGGGCACTGGCGACAACGCAGGCGACAACTCACAGCGCATCGTCTGGCTGAACGAGCTTTACATTCGCTGCGACTACGACGGCGACGGCATCGCAGAACTGCGCAAGGTCTGCATTGCAGGCAATCAGTTGCTGGACAACGAGGAAGTAGACATTTCCCCGTTCATCAGCATCACGCCGGTTCCGATGCCGCACAAGTTCTTTGGGCTGTCTATTGCTGATCTGGCGATGGAAGCGCAGAAGACCAAGACGCAGATGCTGCGCAGCCAGTTGGACAACCTGTACCTTGAGGTGAACGGGCGTTACTACGCTGTCGAAGGTCAGGTGAACCTTGACGACCTGCTGACCTCGCGCCCTGGCTCGGTGGTTCGCATGAAGCAACCTGGTATGGCTGGCCGGCTGGATCAGGGCAAGGGCAACATTGGCGAAGTGTCCAATCTCATGGAATACATGGAGATGGACCTTGAGCAGCGCACAGGCTGGACTCGCTACTCACAAGGCAACGACTCCAAGGCGCTTAATCAAACCGCCACAGGTGTGCAGATCATCACCAACAAGGGTGATATGCGTACCGACCTGATCGCTCGCAACTTCGCTGAGGGCTTCCGCGAACTGTTCGAGATGATGCTGAAACTTACGAGCCAGCATCAGGATAAGGCGGTTCAGATCCGCGTTGCTGGTCAGTGGGTGGACATGGACCCGCGCGAGTGGCGCAACCAGTTCGATTTGAACGTCAACATTGGTCTGGGCATCGGCTCCAAGGACGAGCAGGTGCAAAAGCTCATGGCTCTGGGTCAGCAGCAGGCGCACACGCTGGCGATTGGTGTTGCCACGCCGAAGAACGTTTACGAGCTTCAAAGCGACATTGCCAAGCTGATGGGCCAGAAGAACCCGGACAAGTATTTCAACGACCCTGAGAAGCATCCGCCGCCTCCTAAGCCTGATCCCGAGCAGGCCAAGATGCAGGCTCAGATGCAGCTCGAACAGATGAAGTTGCAGGCTGGTGCACAGGGCAAGCAGGCCGACATTCAGGCCAGCGCCCAAGTCGAGCAGATGAAGACGCAGTTTGCAATGCAGGCCGCAGAGGCAGACCGCCAGCACGAAGCCCAGCTTGAGCAGTTCAAGATGCAGATGCAGGCGGAAGTTGACGTGAACCGTCAGCGCTCCGAAGCCGAGCAAAAGACGTTGGAGATGCAGCAAGCGGCTCAACTGGCTCAGTTGGAAGCGCAGTACAAGGATGCTCAGCACGAGCGCGAGCAGGCTGCCAAGTGGCAGATCGAACAACTGAAGTCGGCTACGGCTATCGAGGTGGCGAACATCAACGCCTCGGTGAAGATGAACGACACGGCAACGAAGGCTGCGACGGCCTACGAAACCGCCAATCTGAGCGCGGCTACGACCTTGGAAACGTCCAAGGAAAAGGCGCTGCCGATGAAGGAAAAGCCGGCTGCTCCTGCTGCTGCGCCTGCTCCTGACCAAACTGCTGCACTTACCGCCGCGGTGAAGGAGTTCACGGCTGCCGCGAAGGAAATGAGCCGTCCAAGGACGAAGACCATCATCCGCGACAAGGATGGAAAAGCAACTGGAATGACTGAGGAATAACCCATGGCCGCAGGCGCATTTGTAATCCCTGACCTCGCAAAGCTGAATCTGTTCAGCGCAACGGGTCTTTTGCAGGCAACTGCGGCTAACTACCGTCTCG